CGCTATAAACTTTACTAAAGAAAATTTATTAGATACTGACGATTTAACGTGGGAAAAGAAGTATACACCGTTTATCATTAACAAGTGTTTATCAATGCATTATGACAGTATAGCGGCTGCTAATGAGATGAATGGCTATCATTTTTTAGATAAGAAAGTCCAGTTTCATTTTTTGATAAATAGTATTAGAAAAAAGAAACGATTTGGTGGCAAGTGGTTATCACAAGCCAAATTGAAGAATTTAGAGTATGTTAAAGAGTATTATGGATATAGTAATGAGAAGGCTAAACAGGCACTCAACATACTAAAAGACGAACAAATTGAATTTATAAAAGAGGCCTTGAATAAAGGCGGGAGAAAATAAATGAGTGAAGAAACTATTAATTGGTCGCCAGAGAGTATGTTAGAGGTAACAATCAAACAACCAGACGACTTCCTTAAAGTTAGAGAAACACTAACTAGAATTGGTGTAGCATCCAGAAAAGATAAAACACTTTATCAATCTTGTCACATTTTACATAAACAAGGTAAATACTTTATAACACACTTTAAAGAACTATTTGCTTTAGATGGCAAAAAAGCCACACTAGTAGAAAACGATATACAAAGAAGAAACACTATTGCTATTCTTTTACAAGATTGGAATTTAATTGACATTGTTAAACCAACAGAAGCTGAAAATAAAGCACCGTTAAGTCAAATTAAAGTTTTACCTTTTAAAGAAAAAAAAGAATGGACGCTATCAGCTAAATATAATATTGGAAAAAAGATTGACGAGAATAAGGGAGAAGTAAAAGATAGCGACAATGGAAGTACCGAAGTTTAAAGATTTTATTACTGAACAAGATGTAGAACGTAAAAATAAACCGATTACGGTTGCTATTATTACGAAATCTAATCCTAATGTAAAAAAACAAAAGCCAGGCGAAGCACCTAAAAAAGAACTTACTGTAGGTCTAATAGAAAAGGCTTGTAAGAAAAAGGGTTTTGAGTGTGTTATTATCAATACAAAAAATGCTATCATCACAGGAAAAGACGAAGATAAAAATACTTTAACTATCTATAATTATGATGGTAAAGATTCTGAACATACATTTGTAGGTAAAGATACGGTTTGTATCACAAGAGCAGGCTCAATTGAAGACGAAGCAGGATTATCTTTACTATCAGCCTTTCAAAATTCATCAGCATTTATGTTAAACACAAGAGCAGCTATGCTGACTTGTGATAACAAATTAACAACAGCGTTATTATTTGAGAAGTTTGGTATACCTACACCAAGAACAGCATTTGTATCAAATGAAAAAAACATAGAAGACGCTGTAAAATTAGTTGGTAACAAGTTTCCAATCATACTTAAAACATTAACAGGTACACAAGGTATTGGTGTTATTAAAATTGAAACTATGGACAGTTTAGTTTCTACAATTCAAGCATTATGGAAACACGATGCAGAAATATTAATACAAGAATATATGGAAGTTGATGGTGATATAAGAACTTTAGTTGTAGATAATAAAATCTTTGCGTCAACAAATAGAATAGCAGCTAAAGGTGAGTTTAGATCAAACACTCATAGAGGCGCTACACCTAAACCTTATAAGTTAAGTGAAGAAGAACAAGAAGTCATTTTAAAGGCCGCTAGAGTCTCTAAAGCGTATCTTGTAGGGGTAGATCATATCATTTACAAGGGTAAACCTTATGTATTAGAAATCAATGGTAGTCCAGGCTCAGGTGCCGAATACGAAGGTTATCAATACAAAGATTATTATTCAGAACCAGAACCATCAGGAGCTATCGGTGGCGAAGAATTAATGTATGATATTATAGATTGGGTATCAAAAAGAAGTCATTGGGATAGACAAGCAAATAGTGAATGTGGTTGGTTAGAAACTGTTGAACTAGATGAACTAGGAAAAGTTAGAGCAAAATTTGATACAGGTAATGGTTCACTTGCTTGTGCTTTACACGCTGATGAAATATTAGAAGATGGTAAAGTAATTAAGTGGAAGTATGATGGAAAAACTTATACTAAACCAAGACACGGTACAAGTAAAGTTTATAGAGCCAATGCTGATGGTGAAGAACCATCAGAAACAAGACCAACAATATTATTAGATATTACATTTAATGGATTTACATTTAAAGATATTGAATTTGGTTTAGACCAAAGACCACGATCAGGTTCAGATATATTAATAAATAGAGATTTAATGCGACAAATGAACGTTAGTGTCAATCCTAATAGAACGTTTGTATTAAGTAAACGATTAAGACCGATTGATAAAAAAGGCAAACAAGACAAAGTTGGCTTTGAAAAATAACATTGACATTTAAGTCAATGTGTGTTATATTATAAACAACTAAGGAGATATTATGCAAGAAGTGAAAATATTAAGACTATCTACAGGTGAAGATGTAATCGCTAAAGTAGGTGAAAACGACCAAGGTGTAAGTTTAAACAAACCATTTGTAATCATACCTCAACAAATGGGTCCAGGAAAACCAATTCAATTAATGATGTCACTATACAACGCTTTTGGTAAAAGTGATAACATAACTATAGCAAAAGATAAAGTTGTGTTTATTACCGATCCTAAAGATGAGATATTAAAATCATATCAACAAAATACAAGTAGTATTGTAACATCACCAGGATTAATTACAGAAAGCAAACTACCTAAATTAGATTAGTGATAACTGTTTACTTTGTACGTGATGGCTCAAAGATAGCAGTTGAAGTGCCCGAAGGCACGACTTTAATGGAGGCTGCTAGAGATTATTCAAAGGTTTCTATACCAGAAATACCAGCAGATTGTTGTGGTAGTTGTGCTTGTGCTACTTGTCACGTACATATTGATGAAAGATTTTATGAGCCTGTTCCTAAAGAAACGGCCGAAATAGAATTATTAGAATATGAACCAGAATTTAAACCAAAACAAAGTAGATTATCTTGTCAGATAACTTTAACTCAAAAACACAATGGCTTGATAGCGACTTTGTTGAAAGACTTATAAGTATGAAATGGGGGATTAGCTCAGCTGGGAGAGCGCCTGATTTGCATTCAGGAGGTCAGCGGTTCAATTCCGCTATCCTCCACCAATTAAATTATGAACTTTTATAAATCAGTTATTGAACACAAAGGTAAGTTATTAATTCGTGGCATACACGAAGGCAAAGACTATAAAGACAAGATAGACTTTGGTCCTACTTTATATGCTTTAACACAACAAGAAACTGAATATAAAAACTTACAAGGCCAATTTTTAAAACCAATTACATTTAAAAGTATAGACGCTGCTCGTAGATTTAGACGAGATGTTGTAACTCAAAATTCACCTATTTACGGATTAGAAAGATACCATTATCAATATATTGGTAAAGAATATCCTGAAGATATTAAGTGGGATAAAGATCAGATTAAAATTTTTACACTTGATATAGAAACTACTTGTGAAAATGGTTTTCCTGATGTAGAAAATCCTATTGAGGAACTACTTTGTATTTCGGTTAAAAATCATTCAAACAAACAAATCATAACTTGGGGTACAGGTGAATATAAAACAGATAGACCAGATGTAACTTATGTTCAATGTAAGAATGAAAATCAGTTGTTGTTTGAGTTTATGAAGTTTTGGATTAAAAACTATCCAGATGTAATTACTGGTTGGAATACAAAATTCTTTGACTTACCTTATTTAATGAATAGAATTAAAATGATAGCAGGTGATAAGGTGGCCAACAAAATGTCGCCTTGGGGTTTAATTAAAAGTGAGGAGATTGTTGTAAGAGGCAGACCTCAAACTGTCTATACAGTTTATGGTATTACAAATTTAGATTACTTGGACTTATATAAGTGGTTTATACCACAAAGACAAGAAAGTTATAAACTTGACTTTATTGGTGAATTAGAACTTGGCCGTGGTAAAGATGATATGCCATATGACACATTTAAAGATTGGTATACAAAAGACTTTCAATCATTTGTTGATTACAATATACAAGACGTAGAAATTGTTGATGGACTAGAAGATAAACTAGGCCTAATTGACTTGTCATTAACTGTTGCTTA